ATGCCGCGCGGCTCGCGGATTGGTGGCGTCATCCATGGCAGGTTTTCAAGCCGGTCGCGTATTGCGTCTAGGTAGTTCACAAGCCCAAAAGCCTCCCAATTCGATTTAACGCCGCCTTTCGCTGCGGACACCGGCACGGCCGGCCAATCCACCGCGATACGCGTGTTGTCGTGATTCCAACAGCAGTAAGCACGGCAGCGACACGGTCGCCAAGGCCAGGCCGTCCGCGGCAGTTGCGGCGGACGTCACACGCCGCGATCGCCAGGCCGCACCGACGGCATGTAAGGCTATCGCAGTCAATGTTGCAATCAGGCATAAGCCGTTTCGATGTTTGTGATTTTGACTAGCGGGTCACCAGATTCAGAAACGTTAGCTGCCGTAATGGTGTCGGACACAAGTATTGACCCTGTTTGGCCGACGACAACGTGAAAAGAACTTCCGTTTCCAGTGCCTAAAACACAAGGGGAAACGTATGCGAAGTTTTCGTCAATAGCAGACCGAAGCGTTTTGTTTCCCGTGAGAACAATCGCCCCTTCTGGAGTTCCAGTAAGCGCTATTTTGCTCCCATCAACTAGCGTTGTGTCAGTCGGGCCGCACGAAGACAGAGTTAAAGATGGTTGAAACGTGGCAACAGGCAGTGATACGCCACACGACGCAGCGTCATCGTTGCCATCATCCGGCGGCCATGAATCAGGTTCTGTAACGCCAGGCAAAAACGCTTGCAGCCGGCAGTTGTTTATCTCTAGGCCAGTCAAAAAACGGATGTACCCCTGACATCCTTCGCCACACTCGTCAAACAGGTATTCGTAGATTGTTGGGTCAGACAGCCGCGGCGTTAGCGAAAACGTGCCAGCGTACAGCGAACCTGGAAAAAGGTATCGAAATTTGTAGTTTCTTGTGAAAGTGCCTACGCCAGACACTGACGCGGACCTGACAACTGTGGCATCAAACTCTAGGGTATAGTCGCTTCCTGAAAGCGTTAGGTTGATTGCGGACAACGCGCCGGATTCTCCAGCCGGCCTGCATGACGCCAAACACGGGTCGTCAATCGGCGGCTGACAGCAGCGGCATTTGTGCCCGCGACGTGCCATCTACATGCACCCTAGCGCCCATTTGCTTGAACCGGTGCCAGACTCTTTCCACAACAACTGGCATACGCCGCAGTCAACGCTTTGCAGCTGCGTCAGGTCGCTGTTTTTCACGTCTGCAAACTGGTGGTCTGTGTCGCTGATGTTGACTCGGCAGGCAAACACGCCAGACGCTGCGGCCCGTCCAATTGCACCGCTGGCGATCGGCTCTATCGACACTACGAACCTTTCCGAATGGCTGGCCGTCGTCGGTGTCACGCCGGTCAGCACTGGACGTTCGGCAAACTGTGCCGCGGCCGCCGCGGACGATGACGGGTCAATGGCAACGCCACTAATGCCAAGCACGCCAAAACGCGCCAGGTCAGAACCTGAGTTGTTTCGGATCAGCACGATGTTGGCGGCACTACCGCTGACACCCAACGCACTGCCACGTGTGCCATACTGGCTGCCAAGAACAAGATCAGCGGTGTCGCAGAATCGGTTCCAGGTCCGCGCGCTAAACGCTGCCTGAATCGACTGGCCCGGCTCAACTCTGCCGTCGGCTTTCGACATCACGCCACCCCGATTCCAAGCAATGCGAAATTCGTCGACTTATAGACCTGGTCAACGTAAACGCCGACAGGCTGTTTGATGACGTTTGTGCCGCTTGTCTCATCCTGGTAGCGCACCCACAGGTATTCGTGACCTTTTTTCGTAATGTTGGTGATGCTGCCAACAGTCAGCCGTGTGTCGCTTCCGCCGCTGCCGGTCAGGTCTTCAGCGTTTTGTTGTGCCACGAACTTATAACTCAAATTCCACGGACCGTCGCCGCGCTCGGTGTCCCAAGCTTGGTTTCCGCTGCAGCCGACAAACAACACTTCACCCGGCCGAAATCCACGAAATGACTGATTGTTTGTAGTACCAACAAGGCCTGCCAGCTGTTTTATGTACTCCGTAGTGACTAAAGAATCAGGGACGTCGTAAACCTCAGTCCATTTCAAAGCCGGAATGACAATTTCTATTCCCTGCACGCGTTCGCCGTCAAAACCAATGGCTTCGTTCATATCCGGCGCAGTCTGACCCGCCGGTGCAAACCGGGTTTCCGATAATGCTTGCGTTATTTTTGTTGTGCCGCCGCTTGTTTCAAACGACCTTGCCCGCCGCAGCGGGTCTTCTTGCAGGTCGTCTTCCTGGCCAGCCTGCGTGTAGGTGGCTTTGACGCGGTACGCTTCGTCCCCGAGGTATTCCAGCGTGTAGGTGTCGATTAAAAGTGTGTAGTCACCAATCGTGTACGTGCTGTTCGTGCTAAAAAACGCGCTTGCGTAGTCGTGCACCTCCACGTCGCTGGACGTTCCAAAGGCCAGGTAGGTCACGTCGACGCGCGATCCGCCACGCTTGCCTTTGCGGACGATTGTCGCTGATCTGCTGCTATCTTCTTCAAGCCACTGTAGCACCGCCATTATTCAGACACCTCCGGGTCGCTGAAAGCAGCCGTATTTATCGCCGTCTGTTCGGTGGCTTTTGCGATTCGATCCATGACGCTGCTGCCAAGACCAAGGCCGCCGACGGCGGCAGCCGAAAACGTGCCGGCGATTTCGCTCCGGGCTGTTGGCGCCGCGGTGTCGATGCCAGCAGCACCTGCATCCGTATTGCCGGCAGCCTGTTGCTGCGCTTCGGCACGCGCAGCCGCCATTTGCTGCCGCTTGGCTTTTAGCTCTTGGTTGGTGTCGTCCAAAGCAGCCGCCCGAACTGCCGCCGCTTGCTCAGTTCGTTGCCGTCTTTCGTCTTGTGCAGCTTGATTCTCAGCTATTCTTGCGTCCTGCCGCGCTCGCAAATCGTTCTGGTCTTGTCGATTTGCTTGTCCAGCAGCCGCCAATCGTCCAGCAAAGCCAGGTCGTTGCTGCGCACGCTGTTCAGCACGTGCCGCGGCTTCGCTGCGGATCTGTGCGACACGTTGTTCTGTATCCTTTGCACCAGTAATCAGCCCTTGAACCTTCACCCACATCACGCGAATGTTGGTGACAAGTGCGTCAAATGATCCGATGATGCCGTTGATGACGTTGTCGACTATTCCCTGGACAACAGCAAACCCGGTGCGGAATCCCTGCTGCACGTTGGAAAACATCGCGTCAAAAACATTGACGGTGAATGTCGAGACGTCTCCCCAGACATTCTGCAGGTATTCAATAAACGGGTCGGTGTAGGACGTGATTGCCATCACGCCGCGTTGCCACGCAGCCTGAAGTCCAAGCCATGCTATTTCAGCAGCTGCGCCAAAATCACCAACGGCTAACGCGTCGCTGATCCCTCCAAATGTCGTGGTGGCTGTGTTGTACAAGTCGCCAAAGACGACCTGTGCGTCTGCCACGACTTGGCCAAACGTCCTAGCAATGGCACTGCCGGCACTGGTGGCCATGTTTGCTATCGGCTTCAGCGCATTTGACGCAGCCTGTCCAAGAGCGCCAAAGCCACCGGCCATAGAAACGGCCACGGCACCTGCGGCAGCAAGTGCGGCACCGACTGCAAGAATCGGCGCGTTGGCCAACGCCCAGGCGGCCGCGGTCGCAGTTGCCGCCGCGACTGATTGCACCGCATAAGCAGTCACCGCTACGGCGGCCTTTAGCGACCACGCAACAATCGAAATCATGCCGGTCGCCACCATACGCAGTGGTGCCAACACTGCATTCGCCGTAGCTGCAATACCGCCAAGGCCAAACGTGGCTAGCCGCAATGCGGTGCCTAGGCCAATCAGTGCGCCACCGGCAACCGTAACGCCAGCCGCCACCTGCAAAATACGGTTGATTAGTTCACGGTTGCTTTTCACAAAGTTGGCGACGCCGCCGGCCACAACGGACAACGCTTGGGCCAAACTACTCAGCACTGGTGCAACGGCACTGCCGACTTGAAACGCAATCGCCCCAAATCCGCGACGCAGGCTGTTCATCGCGTCAGTCAGCACCTCAGCCTGTTTGGCCGTCTCCGCGTCCATGACCAGGCCGAGCCGTTCGGCTTCGGCACGCAACGCGGCAAAGCCGCCGGCACCAGCACTCATCAGCGGCAGCAGTGCAGTACCAGCACGGCCGAATATCCGTTGTGCCAGTGCGGCGCGCAATGACGCGTCCTCAACGCTAGCCAAAGCGTTGGCAATAATTTCAAATTGTTTGTCTGGTGAAAGTCCCTCTAGGTCTGAAATATTTAGGCCTAGTGCGGCCAGTGAGTCCGTCGCAGACGACAAGCCCATGCCGGCGTCGTTGATCGTCGACTGCATCCTGCGGATGCCTTTTTCAAACGTCTGCAGGTCGGCGCCAGATTGTTCCGCCGCGAACGACATGGCCGACAGCGTCTCGACCGCGATGCCTGTCCTGGCAGACATCTTGGCAATCGCGTCACCAGTCGCCGCAAACTGCACAGCAGCGCCGGAAATAGACCCGACAACAGCTGCACCGGCCGCCACCATCGCACCGCCGGCCACCTGCAGATTTCGGCCCAGTTGGCCAATGCCTTTTTGGATGTCGCGAAGCGCGGACTGCAGCTGACGTGGATCAGCACCAATCTCCACGTAGGCACGACCTGCACGAACTCCACCGGCACCGGACATTTCTTAGCTCACTTTTTTTCGACGCCAAACAAACGCTGTAAGTCTTCTGCTGTAGCCGGCCGCGTCGGCCGTTTGGCGAATGGATGAAAGTCGTATGGTTTCTTTGCCGGCTTGCCTTTGCCGCGGTTTGCGTTGTAGATCAGGCAGAGGAGGTTTGCTGTGTGCCACCAGTCGTTTTGGACCTTGGCGTCCGCCGCGATTTTGAGTTGCCGGTAGGTCCAGTCGCCTGGGTAAACGCCAATGATTCCGGCGCATTCCCAGATTGCATCCCAGACGCTTCGACTTGTTTCTCTGCTGTCGCCACCGCCGCTGCGGTCATTTCGTCGTACTTGTCCACCATCATGCGGACGACGCGACGGTGGCGATTCGGGAAAAAACAAATCAGCTCGTCGATAACTGCGTCGCTGGCGGCGTCCAAGCAATCGCCGGACAAGCTGTCCAAAAACTCCTCCCGCGACAACTTCCGCGATTCCACTTGTGGCACCATTGCCGCGTACAGCACTTCACCCAGCGACGTGTAGTTCAGCCGGATGGCCGACAAAACGCTGTCGATCTGCTGTATGTTTGCCAGGTCCAACGGGACCAGATGCGTTTCGCCGTCTTCGTCGACCGTGGCAACCTTGACTAAATCGCGAACACGAAGGATTGCTGACACCGTAAGCGCCAGCTGCCACGTTCGACCTTCACCGTCTCTGATTTCTTTCACGCGCGTAGCCCTGGGTAAGTTTTCTTTGCCGTGACCCGCCAGGTCGTCAGGCCGTCTAGCGTCGACCCTTGCGACACGTTCGTGACGACAGCAGTGAACGCGCCGCCGCCAGGCGACACAGTCACGGTGATCTCAGTGCCTGCCTGCAGCGCGGTGAAAAGCTGTGACGCCGTGTCGTCAATAAACTCGACTTGCACACCGAGGGTGTATCCTGTCGTGTACACGTACCGGTCGCGGATGCCGTGCAAGCCAAACTCGGTTTCGCTTGCCGTCTCATCTACGGTGACGTCTCTGGCGCCTACAGTGACGCCGCCGATATTGACCGTAGCGGATTTGCCAAGACTGATGGCCACAGGAATCTCCTGGCATCAGCCCTTGCGTAGCGTCACGGTGTAGGTCACTGGTCCGTCAAGATTGACGTTTTCGCTGACGTTCATCACGCCAAAAGATCCGGTGGTCAGCTGGCCTTCGAGGCTGGTGATAATGCCAGTCGGGTCGTAGCACTCCAGTTCCCAAGTCTGACTGGTTAGGCCGACTTGATACTCTCGGTACGTTGGATTTCCGTCGCTGCCTGTCGAACGGCTGGTGACGTCGATCACGTCGGCTTCTGTCACCAGGTTTGCCGACACGATGTTGTCGCCGAAAGACGGTGCACCTGTCCCGGCCTTGCCTAGCGTGACTGCCATGTATGTCTCCTATGCTGCGGTGGTGTTCGATGCGCTGACGGTGTAGGTGATAATGTCGTCTAACGGCTGGCTTTCACTTACGTTCGTGACCACAAACGTTTTGCTGCCGCCAACATCAGGACCGGACAGGACAAACGTGTCGCCGACGGCAACGCCTGGTGCGTCGACGCACTCCAGCTCTACGGTCAATTCAATGTGGCTTTTGCGAAAGACGCGGCTAGATGCACCAAGTGCGGTAACGTCGATTTCGTTCGCACCGCCATCGGCGGTGATGCTGCGGACGTTGCTGACGCCCGTCACGGTCACGTCTTTGCCAAGTGTGA